GGCGGCACCATCGACGTGCGCTACACGGTGGAGCGCATCAACAACGTCGAGTATGTCACCGCCGAGCAGTTCCAGCAGGGGCTGCAGCGGGCGGCCGCCCAGGGCGCCCAACGGGGCGAACAGCGTGCCATCCGTAGCCTTCAGCAGTCCACCTCCGTGCGCAGCAGGGTTGGCATCAGATGACAACGCAAGCGTTTGGTCAGTACCTCACCCTCGTCGGATCCGAGACACTTCGGTTCCAGAACTACTGGATCGGGGAGAACGTCAGCTACGGGGGCAACACCTACGGGTTTCTGCCGTTCGCGTTCAGCGGCGCCACCACCACGAAGTCGGGCGACAACCAGCCGGCCTCCCTGGCGTTTCCGAACAACGCCCTGGCGCGTGGCTGGGCCGAAACCGCCATCCGCAGCAAGTGGCTGGTCGAGTGCCGGGTGATGCTGATCAACCCCAGTGACCGCAACAATCCCACGCTGCTGACCACCTACACGGCGCAGATCGTGAGCGGCGCATGGAGTGACGCGGGCATCGAAGTGCGAATGGCATCGGTGCTCGACGCAGTGGGCGCCGACGTGCCCCGCAAGAAACTGACGAAGCAACTGGTCGGCAACCTGCCTGTCACCAGCAGCGTCCGGCTGCAGTGATCGACCTAATCGGCAGGCCCTACCGGCTGGGCGCTGATGGCACTGGAGATGAGATTGACTGCATCCACCTGGTCTACGTCGTGCTCGATCGGCTCAACATCGAGACCCCACCGTTCGACCCTGGCTGGTACACCGCCAGCCAATTCCGCATCGCCCGTGACCTGCTGGCCTGGGGCAGGAGAATCAAAGCACCCGCCTATGATGGCGACGTGGCGCTCCTCCCACAGGAGGCGGCAGCGTTCGCAGTGACATGGCAGAACGGTCTCCTCTACATCAACCGTCGTCTGCAGCAGGTCGCATGGTGCCCTATCGGCGCCGTGCCGACATGCCCTTGCTTCCGTATGAGAAGCAGCTGATCGACGTTCTGGGCTGCACTGAGCAGGAGTATCGCCAGTTCGTTCGTCAGCTCGAGCGGCGGGTTTACGTCAGGCCGGCCGGCTACGAGCACGTCCCCGACGCTCAGATGCTGGGCATCGACGTGATCATTGCTCTCGTCATTGGCGTTGCGCTGTCGGCCGCGTCTTACCTGCTCACCCCGAAGCCGAAGCTCGATGCACCGGCATCGATCAAGCAGAAGCAGCTTGGCAGCACCACCGGCCTGGCCAACTACGCCGCGACCCGTGGCTTCGAGTCGCTGCAGGACCTGGCCAACTACGGCAGCGTTGTGCCGATCGCCTTCACGCTGCGCGAGGACCAACCCGGCGGCTACAGCACCGGCGGCCTGGTGATTGCCCCGTCCCTGGTGTGGTCCCGCATGAAAAGCTGGGGCAACTTCCAGGTGCTGGAGATGGTCGCCGTCGCCGGGCAGGGAACGATGGTCAAGCCTGACCGGGCCGGCATCTTCATCGGCAACAACGCCCTCGACGGCGTGTTCGAGGATCAGTTTCAGTTCTACTGGAACGGCGGCTACGAGGTGGTCGCCCCCAACAGCAGGCTGCGCGGCGCAAACCTGCGATACGGCACCATGCAGACGCCGGCGGCCCCCGGCTACACCGACGACGCCTTCGTGTGCCCCACGTCAGCTGGCGTTGAGGACACGGGCTTCTGCGGCGCGTTCACGCCCAGCAACCAGACCCTCTTTGGCGTCTACAACGGCATCCCCAATGGCACGCCCTATCGGCCCAACTGGGAGATCATCCCTGTCCTCAAAGACGCCGACGAAGCCAGCCGCGACCAGGCCGTCACCAACCAGAAAAAATTCGTTGAGCCGTTCCTGAAGCAAGACCACCCCTTTGGAGGCGGGTTCAAGTCAGGCAACGATCGAACCAAGTCTGGGATGCCTGGTACGGGCCGCAACTACGCTCGGCACGTTGGCATCGTCTCGCACAACAACTACTCCATTCCCGACCCGCAGTTCACAAAAGACGAGTACGGGAACCGCAAGTGGATCGGCAACATCACCGAAGAGCGGTTCGTTGAAAAGGGTGACACGATCGAGGTTTATGTCGGCTACGGCAGGCAGAAGACAACCCCGTTCACCGCGACTGGTGATGCCGTCAACGTGCGACTGGACGACGTCAGGTCGGCGCTAGATGCTGAGGCGGTCGAGTTCGATCGCGCATTTGCCAAGGGTGCCATCTTCATGATCGGCCGAAGCGTTTGGCAGGTCACTGAGCGTCCCAACGCACCGTTCAACCCTGGCGACGACGCCGTTGTCATCAAGCTCAAGTGCCTGGAAGCATGGAGCCAGGCGCAGAACAAGATCGGGCTCGTCTACAAAGGCGCAATCCAGGAAGACAACGTGCTGCCCTATGGCGTAGACATCGACGAAACCTGGTATCCCATCTTGAAGGTGGAGATCGGCAGCATCCGCAACACCAGGCCATGTGATGTCACTGAGCTGGGCATCAAGTCGCAGGTGTGGGCACGCTTCAACGGCATCACCAACTTCAACACCATCCCAAGCCCCAACGACCTGTCCCGCTACAACAAGAAGAACGTCCAGGTGCGGGAGGGCAAGAACACCAGCTACGGCCGGCGCACCTCGTTCTTTGCCCTGGACGTGCGCCCAGCCAACAGCGAGCCCTTCCGCGACTACAACAAGAACGAGGGGTTTGTGAACCTCACCCTCTTTGCGGTGTCAGGCGCCACCCCGCAAGACATCTTCAGCTTCATCCGCATCAGGCACCCGAACAAGAGCATGTTCGAGTTCCGCCTGCGCCCATTCAACGGCGCCATCTTTGCCAATCAAAGCGATGGCAACACCGAGGTCTTCGAGCTGAACGGCGCCATCACGCCCTACCAAGAGCGGTCGTTTGACACCTACATGGGCACGTTCACGGTCGGTGGACGTGGGCGGTTCATCAAGCCACGGGATCACTTTGTCCAGCCTCAAATGGCGGCGAAGCCTGAGCTGCTGTCAGAACTGATCTATGGCGAGTGGAAGACGGGCTCCACGGTCGACACCAACGGCACCCTGGAGTTCCTTGGTTGCTACTCGAACGTCGACAACAGGCAGGGCGACTGGCGCAAGATCAGCAACATCTTTTCTCTTGCCGCCAGCCTTGACCCCTACTTCAACAACCTGCCGGTTGGATACACCCACGTCTTCAGCAGTTGGACCTACAACCGCGACGCGCCTCTGCGCCAAATCACGATGAAGGTCACGCTGCGAGCGTTCCAGCAGTCAGTTGACGGCACGCCGCGAAACATGTGGTGGGAGGTGATCAAAACCGAGATTGCCTCGCTGGCTGGCGACTGGCCCAGTGGCACGGAGTATGCCAAGAACGCTCGCGACGGATACGCAGAGCAGTGGCGCTTCCTCTATCGCGCCACGGCCGCAAGCGTCTACACCCCATACGACGTTCCAAAGTCCGCCACGCGGATCTGGGAGCTGTTCAGCGGCGTGGCAGAGGTTTCGCACTACGGCGACCTGATCAACCGCAGCTGCGACAACGGCCCCGAGCACGAGGTGCTCTACGTCAACGAGAGCCTGGCTGAGGAACGCCTGGTCGAGTACAAAGGCTGCGCCCTGGCTGGGCTCAAGCTGCAGTCCAGCAACAACTTCTCCAGCTTCGATCAGCTGCGCTGCTACATCCAGCAGGGCCTGGAGGTGGAGCGCCTCACAGACGGCGGCACCGGTGCCAGCAACCTGTTCACGGACCTGGCCTGGTATCTCGCAACCAACAGCGACACCGGGGCCGGGGGGCTGATCAACTCGGCATTGCTCGATCGCGATCAGATGGCGGCGACCGGCCGTTACCTCAGGGCAAACGGCCTGTTCTTCGACGACGTGGTGGCAGAGCCCATCAACCTGCGCAGCTGGCTGTCGGAGAGGGCGCCGTCGATGCTGTGCTTCGTGGCAATCAAGAACGGCAAGCTGAGCATCAACCCGGCACTGCCCACCGACAGCGCCAACGTGATCGCCAACGTGGCGCCCAAGATCAGCGCCATGTTCACTGACGGCAACATCCTCGACGGCAGCCTCAACATCGAGTGGCTGGAGCTGGAGGAGCGCCAGATGTTCCAGGCGGCAGTTCTCTACCGCCGGGCGCCGCTCAACAAGCTGCCCCAGCAGGAGACCATCGTGGTGCGCTACGCCAACGCTGGCGGCGATGCGCTGCCGGTGGAGGAGTTCCGACTGCCTCACATCACCAGCCGCGAGCACGCCACGAAAGCGGCAAAATACTTCCTCGCCGTGCGCAAGCACATCACCCACACCATCAGCTTCCAGACGCTGCCGTTCGGCCTGTCCCTGGCGCCTGGCGACTACATCATGGTCGCGGTGGAACTCAGCCCTTACAGCCCCGCCAACAATGGAGTGGTGGACGAGAACGGCAACGTGGTCAGCGTCAGCAGCCTGGCGGACGGCAGCTACACCGTCTTCTATTGGGACCGCACGCAGACCGAAATTGCCGAGGGCACCCTCAGGATCGTGGGCGGCATTGCGCATAGCCTGCGCAACACCGTGTTCTCCATCAAGAACACCCAGGTGGCAAACCAGGTCTACCAGGTGGAAGCAATCGAGGTGAACGAAGAGGGCATCGTCACCATCAAGGCCAGCAGCTTCCCGGTAGACGACCAGGGGCGCAGCCTGATCGCCGCAGACGTGGTGAGCCCATCTAGCTTTGAGATCGTTGGCGAGGGTGCTGAGTGATGCCGTTTCCCACGCTGAGCCCCACGTCGCGCGACTTCACGGCGGGCGAATACCCCGTCAAGACGTTCAAGGCGCAGTCCGGCGCAGAGGTGCGGATCCTCTACGGCAGCAAGCGGTCGGGCATGACCATCACCCTGGCCTACGACCACATCCGCGACACCGATGCGGATGATTTCGTCGCGCATTTCGATGAGGTGCGCGGCACGTTCGACACGTTCACTCTGCCCACGCAACTCCTGGCCGGCTGGACCGGTGCCAGCAGCGCGCTCGACGCCAGCAACACTGGCATCCGCTGGCGCTACGCCGAGGCGCCAGCGGTGACAAGCGTGAGGCCAGGGCGCAGCAGCGTTCGGGTCCAGCTCGTCGGCGTTCTCTAGACTGCAAAAAGGAGGCTGAGCAATGGCGAAGGCTTACACCGGACGCGACGGGCGCCTGCTGCTCGGCACCACCACCCTGGTGAAGGTCACCAGCTGGCAGATGCAGGCCGAGCTGGAGATGTTGGAGGCCACCTCGCTGGGCGATGGGGTCAGGTCGTTTGTCCCTGGCGTGCAGAGCTTTGCAGGCTCCGCCAGCCTGATCTACTACAAGGCCGACGACGGCAGCATCGACGCCAGCCAGCTGCTCACGAAACTGGTCAAGACTGGCAGCACCGGCGTCACCGAAGCTGACACCGTGAGCCTGCAGCTGCGCCTGGTGGACGGCACTGACGAAAACGACATTGCGATCACGGCCTACATCACCCAGGTCAGCATCGGCGCAACGGTGGGCGAGATCGTCGCGGCGCAGATTGCCTTCCAAGGCACTGGCGCACTGACGGAGGCCAGCATCTGATGTCGGTCTACCTGGGCACGTTTGGCCGGATCCAGCTCCTGCGCAAGTCGTCAGAGGGGTTCAAGTATTCGGTCGTCAACCCGTCCGATGTGAACACCAACCGCAAGCGGTTCTCGTTTGACTTCGACACCGGGTTCCTGCTGACCGGCGACCAGGTTGAGATCACAAGCACCGACGGGTCAGTGCTGGCCTGGGTCGACGAAACAGGCTGGAGCAACGGGGTCAAGCAAAGCAGCGGCAAATGGTACGTGAACGTAGATGAGCTGGGAGGAATCCGGCTCTACTCAAGTTTTGCTGATGCGCTGAATGGGTACACCGCACCTGCAATCGCAATGGATGCCATTGCGGTGGACGTTCCAATCAGAGTACAAGTGGCAAACAGCGTCCCTCGCATTCTTGGTGCGATCACCGGCTACGAGCTGAACACGGCCAGGGAGACAATAGACATCACCGCGCTGTCCGATCAGTTCCGCAGCCGCTACAGCAGCCTGATGTCCGGCTCAGGCCGCATCAGCTGCCAGTGGGACTACAAAGACTGCTGCGGTGGCGGCGCCTACGAGGCATCAAACTACCTCCTGCAGCTGGTGCTCCGCACAGAGGTTGGCAGCGAGTTCGACGCAGACCTGTTCCTCAAGGTCGATGGCTACAACCCAAGCGGTGTGCCCGAGGAAGCCAGTGACACCCTGTTCTATCGCGTGTCTGGCGTCCTCACTGCTGCTGCCGTGCAGTTCATGCCCGGCGCGATCGTGGAAATGACGGCCGAGTTCATCACAACCGGCAAAATCCAGCTGCTATCCAACCTCACCCCGCTCAGCAGGGTGCTTCAGGAGAGCGCTGACGACATCCTTCTGGAGCAGGACGCCGCTGCTAGCCTGCTCCAAGAGCAGAGCGAGTAACAGGCAGGGTCACACGACATGGCTGATCTCAAGATTTCGCAGCTCGCGGCCCTTGCCAGTGCGGACCTCGCAGCTGGCGATCTGCTGCCGGTCGTTGACCTCTCTGCCAGCGAAACCAAGAAGATCACGGTCACCGATTTCACCGGCAAGGCGGTGACGCTGATCGCTGATGCGACCATCCCCGGCGCCAAGATCCTGTTCGGCGCAAGCCAGGTGCCTGGCACCGCCCTGGTGGACAGCGCCGTCACGACGGGCAAGATCGCAGACGATGCAGTCACGGCCGCCAAGCTGGCCAACGAGTCCACCGTCGACCTGGTGACCACGCTGCCGGCGAGCGGCGCATTCACCGGCCAGCTGGCGCTCGATACTGACGACCTCAAGGTCTACTGCTGGGACGGGAGCGTCTGGCGCTCGATCAAGGCGGCTGGCTCGATCAACACCGTCAACGGTGACAGCACCGGCATCGTGAACATCACGGTCGCTACGACAGGCGACACCGTCACGATCTCCACCAGCATCGACAACACC